CACTTTTCCTATCACAGAATCATTTATATGTTTGACAAAGTCTTCACTGAAATTAGAGAGAAAACCTTTTTCATCCGCATAAGGTCTACCGTAGACATAATCTTCGGTAGGAGCTTGGTCAAACTCATGAAGCGGCATGAACCAATCTTCTTTATAGCTGTTTAACCATAGTTTAATATTTGAAGTCAAATAATCGTTATTACCGCAATCAGAACGCCATTCATCAGGATTATTCGGTTCAGCCGCATCGAAAGATTTAAACGTCAAGATTCGTTCAGATACCAAAGTTGTTAAACCATGTTCATAATAATCATGGTCTGCAATCTGCCAAACAATAGGCGCACCATAATATTTTGTATTTTTATTAACTACTTTTGCACCAACTGGTAAATCGCGAAGTGTTTTTGTAGATGGAAAGGATACTCTTCTTTTCAACTCATCCAGAATGGATTGCATATCTTTTATTAGTTTTTCGGTAGGTTGCTTTTGAAGAGAGACATCACAATCCTTTACAATAGTCTCAACCAATTTGTTAAAAGCCTCTGTTGCATTTTTTAAAACTTCTACATTTTTCATTTATAATTCCTCCCATTATGTATTAATTTATAATAATTTATTTTGCTACTTTAATCTTACCTATGCTACCCAAATTCTCATATCCAATTAATTTAACATCATCTGCTGTTAATTCAAAAAATGATTTATCTGCAATTTTAATTTGTACTTTGTTTTGCGGGACTGTTTCTTCTTCATATCTTCTGATTAATTCTTTACATTGATTTATATGAGAGTCATATACATGTAAATCTTCAATAAAATGTGCAAAATACCCAACTTTTAAATTACATTCTTTTGCAATTGCATGTTGTAAAAATGCGTACTGCACCATATTCCAAGAACCATATCCTGCTGCAGTTAATAAATCTCCACTACGCTGAATTAAAGTCATATGCAATTTACCATTTTTAACACTAAAATGAGTAGCATAGGCACATTCAATTAATGATTTTTTAGCTTTAGTTTCCTGTTCTTCTGCATTAAACATATTCATTTGAATACGTCTACTTGTTGGATTCTTTTTAATTTCATTGATTACGTATTCAATTTGTGAATTATATCCCATTGTTGGTTTTGCTATTTGATAACCGTATGCTTTTTCAATTTCACCATTTTCATTTTTCCATTGATTCCAAATAGAACTATTTAAATCTTTTACGTTGTTTGATTTTTTAATATATATCCAAATAATTTCATCAATTGCTGATTTCCAATTAATATTTCTTAAAGTTAATATAGGAAACCCATCGTTTAAATTCCATTTACGAAATACTTGTAAAATTCGTTTTGTTTCTGTTGTAGGTTTATCATCCCATTTAGCACGATTATCAATTTCAAAATCTTCATCTAAAATTTCTTTTAATTCTTGGATAAATAAATCATCAACTTTACTCATTGTTTTCATCTTCCTTTTCGATATTTATAAAACTAATATCTGCATTTAGATTAGATAAGTAAAAATTTAATTCATTGGACAAATCGTGTTTTTCTTTGTAGTTATTTTCGGCATCTACAACATAAAAACTTATCTTATAAACGTTACTCATTTTATACTTCCTTTTATTTAAATTTCGGAGAAGGTATTTAAATCCTTCTCCGCTGTGTGTTATTTATTCATTTGTTGTTCAATTTCTTTTTTAATTTGTCCTTCAGGCTGGAAGAAGTTTGGACTTTTAATTACCTTTCCATTCTCATCATATTTAGCGTATTTATTTCCATCTTCATCTACAAATAATTTAGACATATTACTTTCTTGAACAATATCTAAAATCGGCTCGATGTCAATTCCAGATTCAACACAATCTCCTAGTAAGAAATAAAGTTCGTCTGCTAATCCATCTGCTAGATTGACAATTTTTTCTTTTTCATCTGTAATAAATGGTTTGGATAATTGTTTTTCTACTGCTTTATCGATATATTGTTTTAATTTATCAACTGCATTTAAAAAATCCTCTTTATTATTGCTTAATGTATGCAATTGTTCTACTGTTTCCTCAATGCATCCCCACCCTTTTCTGTCGACAAATCTCTCCAAAGACGGAAGCGTAGGCTTTTCATTGTGTGGATGTTTAAATTGTTTATGGAATTCTAATACATGGTTTTGCATTTTGTTTGTAAATGTCATATATGTTACTCCTTTTCTATGTATATATTATTTTTATTAAGGAAAGGATTTAACCTCTCCATTTATACATTAATCTTTAATTATGTTGCTAAAATCAAATGTTTCATCGGTAATTGGCTCCACTTTTGCTTTTGCATAAGTAGCTCCCTTTTGCGAGAAGAAGTCATATGTTGATCCCTCATTTCTAATACCATTCATTACAATTGGATTAACTTCCTCTTCTTCAAACATTATATCTAAACCTAAGTTCATTAATGCTTTATTTGCATTATATCTTACATAAGATTTTACTTCAGAAGCCAATCCTGTTTCAGCGTAAATATCGTCTGTGTATTTTAATTCATTTTCATATAAATCTAATAAAAAATTATATCCCCATAGTTTCAATTCATCTTGTTTTTCTTTCGGTAACAATGATAAGTATTTTTGAGCAATAAATCCTACCGTAACTCCATGAATTGATTCATCTCTTAAAATAAGAGAAATAACTTCTGCACTATTACGCAAAATACCTTGTCCACCTAAATATAACGGATAAAAGAATCCACTATAAAACAAGAAAGATTCTAACATTACAGATGCAAACATTGCTTTCCACAATGATTCAATATCATTTTCTTTAATCGAAGAATAAACTTCAACAATTTTATTTGCTTTATATTGCAAATATTCATTCTTCTTTACCCATTCAAAAATTTCATCAATCTCATCTTGGTTGCACAATGTTGTAAATATATAAGAATAAGATTTTGCGTGAATAGCTTCAAAAGCTCCAAATACGGTTAATAATGCCTTTTCTTGCAAATCAGGCACATATCTTGCAATTTCATTCATACCAATATTTGTTTGCAATGTATCTAATAATGTTAATCCGCCAAAAACTTTTTTGTATGTATCTTGATGTTCAAATTCTTTCCATTGTTTTACGTCTTTCGACACTGCAATTTCTTCAGGGAACCATATTTGTTTCCACTGTTGTTCCCAAATAATAGGACAAATTTCACTAGTAGGTCTATTCCAATTGATAGCATCAAATACGTTAGACATTACTCACTATCCTTTCAATATATATTAAATTGAACATGCTAGACATTGTTCAATATTTTGTAATCGTTGTCTTACATAATAAACAGTTTTGATTCCTTTCATCCATGCATAAATATAGACTTTCGCTAATTGTTCTGTTGTCCATTTGTCTGTTACATATAAAGTCATTGAGATTCCTTGATCGATATGCTTTTGTGCAGCAGCGTATAAGTCAATTAAATTATAAGGATTGATGTCATATGCTTCTTGATATAGATGCATGTTTTCATTATTCATAAATGGCATTGGGTAAATTGTTCTACTATCTCCATAATCTCTTGTTTCAACACGTTCTGTGATAGGAGATAGACTCGGTGTACAACTTCTTACATATGAAATACTGCCAGTTGGTGCTGTAGCCAATCGATATGCATTATATACTCCATATTTCATAACATCTTCTTTTAATTCTTTCCACATTTCAGAAGTAATAATTGGCACATTTCCAAGCATTTCTTTTACTTTTTCATCAGGTTCTACATCTTCTTTATTAATATATTGATTAAAATAATTTCCATTAGCATAATCGCTTTTTTCAAAACCGTAGAATGTTTCTTTCTTTTCTTTTGCTAATAACATCGATGTTTTTAATGAGAAGTAATTTAATGCTTCCATAAATCTATCTACAAATTCAATAGATTCTTTAGAGCCATACATAACTCCTTGAGTTACTAAATGACCATGTAAATTCATTACACCAAGCCCAACAGAATGCATTAATTTATTTGCCTTTGCAATCGATGGTACATTAACAATATTTGTCATGTCTGATACATTTGTTAATAATCTCATTGCAGTATCAACTAATTCTTCAAAATTGTTATATTTAGTTGCATTGTGAATATCAATTGATCCTAAGTTGCAAGATACATCCAATCCATATTCATTTGGTTTATCTTGATCTGTGATTACACTAGTTTCTTGTACCTGAAGCACCTCCATACAAAGGTTGGACATTTTTACTCTTCCTAATCCTTTTAGTGGATGTTGTTTATTTACTGTTGTATCAAACATTTCAAAAGGATAACCAGATTCAAATTGACTCTTCTTGATTTCTGTATATAATTTACGTGCATTAATCTTCTTAATTTTTCTAATGTTAGGATTATCTAGTAACTTATAATACATTTCATTCATGTCAATTTCAGACATTCGTTTTCCATATTCTTTATAAATATCATAAGGACTGAATAGTACAATATTTTTATCTTTTTTCATTAATTCAAAGAAAATGTCCGGAATAATAACTCCTGTAGATAATGTAGCCAATCTAATTTTCTCATCTGCATTTGGCTTTTTAGCAGAAATAAACTCTTCAATATCTGCATGGAAAATATTTAAATAAACAACTCCACTGCCTTGTCGTTGTCCTAATTGGTTAGAATAAGAAAAAGCCATTTCTAATAATTTTGCAACGGGCATTACTCCACTTGCTCTATTTTCGATTCCTTTAATTGGATCGCCTAAAGGGCGTAAATCGGTAAGGTTAATTCCCACTCCTCCACCAAGACGAGATAATTCTAAACAATAACCAATATTTTCAGCGATACTATTCATTGTGTCATCCATTGATAATTTAAAACATGAAACAAGTTCACCACGAGCCTTTTTACCACTATTTAAGAATGTAGGGGTAGCAGGTTGATACGCCTCCATCATTGCTCTAACTGCTTTTTCTGCTAATTTCTTATCTCCTCTTGCTAAATAAAGAGCTGTAATTGCAATTCTGTCCTCGTATTTTTCTAAAATATCTTTTCCATCTCTGCTTTTTAAAGCGTAACTTTCATAAAATTTACTAGCACTCATAAAAGAAGGAAATCTATAATTATACGAATACGCAATTTTAAATATTTTTTTAATAAAACTCATTGGATATTGTTTTAAAAAATCTTCTTCATAATATCCATTTTCAATTAAATATTTAATTTTCTCTTCTAAATCAATAAAATAACGCATCCGTCTATTGATATTTTCTAAAAAATATTGTTTTGTTGCTTCTTTGTCTTTTTGAATATTTACTATGCCAGTAGATTTATATTCATTCAAAACTTCATTATTTAAAATTAAATATTTGTCCATTAATTATTTTCAACTCCTATAATTTTATGATATGCCTCAATAATTGCATCATAATCATGCTGAAAGCCTCTTAATTCTATTTTTCTAATTATAGGCACATTGTATTTTTCACTAATAATATCTGCGGATTTGCAAAATAAATTATGTCCAAAGTTTGTATTTCCTGTTGCTATTACACCCTTTAAGAATTGATGATTTTTTTCAAGGAAATTTTCTACTTTTAAAGGAACTTCTCCTAGACCGTCTGTATAAGTAAATAGAATAAATGGCTCTTTTAAAATCAAATCATTTGTAATTTCAACATTTGGTAAATTTAATTTATTAATTATGTATTTAACATTCCCAGTTCTACTCAAATACGCAATCATTCTAATTCACTGATGATTCTTTGAATTTCAGAAAAATTACCAATCAATTGATCATCAACTTCTAAAATTGGTGTTGCCATAAAGCCAGAATTTAAAATTTTGTTTCTAGCCTCTTCATTTTCTTCAATATTAATTAACTCATATTGAATATTTTTATTATCCAATTCACGTTTTACTAAAATGCATTTTGGACAAATTGTTTTTGTGTACAATTTAATCATATCTATGTTCCTTTCTTGTATTTATTATTTATATATTAATTATTGTTATCCAGTAAACGAAACTCATCATTTCCAATAGTCAATTCTTGACCATCATCAAACATAATTTTTAATTCAAAATAATCGCCATTACATTTAACATTTTCTAATTTAATAATTGTAGCTTCTTTTCCTCCGTATTTTTCACCCCATACTTTATCATCATATGATGTAAAAATACCACGTTTGCCAATCGAATATTCGTTTAACTTCACATTTCTCACCTCCTTTAAAAGTGATGGTTATTTATTATTTTTATAAGAAGAAGTTTGATGTTTAGAATATGTATGTATTCAACTTTAACTTCTTCAAAATATATGCTATACTTACTTTGAAGTTAAAAACACATCAATAAACTCATTGCTTTCATTAATTTTAACTTTTGACTCATCTTGTGGTTTTAAGTCAAAATAATTACGAATATACTTTAAGGTTTCTGAATAATTATATTTAGAGAATTCTAATTCTTGTTCTTTTAAAATATCTTCAAACGATAAGTAACCAATTTTACTGTTTTTATAAATTCTACATCCTACAAAATTATCTTCTAAGTATTCATTTGACCAAGTTCCGTTAAAGCCATAATCAAAACACTCAATAATCCATTGAATAATTTTATCCCCTGCCATTTGTATTTTAATTTTTTCATCTTGCATGTAATTATTATTTAACATTAATTTTCTCCCCTTTAATATTGTGATTATAAATCATCAATAAACATCAATATTTATTTCTTTCTAATTGATGCTTATCAATGATTCCGAATGTAAACTCGGAATCACAATATATTTATTACAATTTAAGAGGAGCTGTTGTAACATGTTGAAGTATTAAATAAACAATTTCTTCTGGAGAATATTTTGAAGTATCAATAGGAAACACTTGTAAATGAGATTGTTTAATTACATCTATCATCGTTTCATTAAATAATTTATTAATTTCATCAATTTCATCTTCTTTTACATATTCGTCTCCACGTTTATGTAGTCGTTTTTTAATTATTTCGCTTGGAGCATATAAATAAATTAGCAAAGTTTTATTTTTTATTTGTTCAATTATTTCTTCTCTTTGTTTTTCGGTTAAGATAGAGTAATCTTTATATAATGTTGCATACACATAGTTACTAAAAATAAATCTATCAAATATAACCTTGTCCATTTTTGCAAATTCAAGAAATTTATTATTTAATTCTTCATTTGTTGATTTTGCCATTTCAAAACTTGATCCTTTAATAACTGGATATTCTATTGCTTTACTTAATAAATTCGCCACCGTTGTCTTAAAACAACATTCATTTCCTTCAAGAATAAATATCATATTTTCATACAGCCTTTCATAATATATATTAAACTTTAATCAATCACCCTTACCCAAACGAATAATTTTCACGTTAAGATATTGTCTTCCATGCTGATAAGCTACTGTATTATTTTCAACTAAAAGGTCTAATTTAAGTCCTTTGATAGCTCCGCCACGATCAATTACGATATATTTACCATATTTTTCTACTTCAATGATTGAATAAGGGGGAATTACCGACCAATCGCTTGCGGCAATTCCATACCCTTGATAAGTTACGGTATTTCTAACATCTATTCCCAAAGCTGTTATTCCAGAGCAACCATTACAATATATTGAATAGAAACTGATATTAAATATTCCTAAATCTTTATATTGTTGATTGGTGGGATACTCACTTTGTTTTTGTTGTTCTTCTTGTTGTTTTTTCTTTTCTATTTCTTCTACTTTACGTTGCATTTCTTCTTGTTTATGTAATTCATTTTCCATTAAAATTGTAGTTTTATTGCGTTTTTCTACTACATCTTGTATTTTTTTTACTCTTTCAATACTATATATTGCGCTCTCTTGTTGTATATTTTTATTATGTATTATTTTGTATTCTTTGTCAATAGTTTTTCTACTATTTTCTTCATAATTTAGTAGAATTATGATTGTCCATATACAAAGAACAATAAAAGCTATCCAACAAATTGTAACTACTATTTTATCTTTTTTCTGCTGTTTATTCATATTAAACACAACCTATCTTTATTAGAATTAGCTTGGATTATTAATAACCTAGTTTTATACTAGGTGAATCCAACTTTCTATATTCGCACCTCCTATTTATTTAATATCCATTGTTTACAAATTTTATTATATATTATTTTTTAATTGTGTCAATACTAGTTTTAGATTTTTATTCAAATTTTTATTCTTTCTGATTGCAATATTAAAGCTCCATCTTCTTTTATTTCTTTAATAAGATTAATTGTATGTGGTTTAGCCATTCCTTTTTCTGCATATGTTCTTAAAACAAATTGATCTCCTCTTCTAAAGCCACGCACTAATAAAAGATTACCTCTACTAAACCATGATTTTTCTATAATTTCTTTTTTATCCTTAGAAACCATTCTTGAAATATTTTTATCATAATGAGAAAAAGCTCCAGCATAAGTTTTGCAGGTAACCACTCCTTCTTTAGTCAATAATGTAAATGTATGTTTATTTTTATCACGGTCTAATACTGTTCCAGCAATTGAATAAATTTTATATTTAGGTGTTTTATTTCCATTATAATTATTATAACCAACTATCTCTGGCTCTTCTGGCAAGTCAAAATAATTTACTACTCCATAGATGTCAAGGTTTGCTGCATCTAACTCATGCTCATTCGAATAATAAGATACAGATTCCATTTCCCATTTAGGAACTGTTCCTTGTGCATATTTATCCCATAATTCATAAAATTGAGCAATATTATATTTACGTATAAAATCTTTTGTGCTAATTATTTCTTTAAATGGTTTCATTGCTAAATCGTATTCTTTTTTAAATTTCTTTTCTGAAATTTCAAAGCCATTTATAATTGCTTCTCCACTAAAATGACTCATATAGAAATTATAAGAATATTCGTCTAATAATAAAATTCTATCTTTTGGATTTGTTGTTGTTCTAATAACTTTTTTACCTATATATTCTTTAAAATTAAAATATTGTTTATAAATACTCAACTCAGGCGTGTCTAATAATCCCAAACGAATAATTGATTTCATATTTTGCATATTTAAAGAATCTTTTACATCTACCATTTTTAAAATAAATTGCTTCATTATTTCTATAGGATTATCAAAAGAATTAAAGCAACCTGCCTTAATTAACTGTAACATTTGACTTTGAGTAATTAACCCTTTTTCATATACTCTTTTATAAAAATCCTCAAAAGAAGAATATGGACGATTTTCAATAATTTTATGTACAGTTTCATCGTTAATACCAACGATTCCTTTCAGCGAATATACAATCTGATTATTTTCGATATCTGGCACAAAAGAAAATCCTGCTTTATTAATATCTGGCAAAGCGACATTAACGCCATATGATTTCATTTTTCCAATGGCTTCTGCTACTTTTCCATAGTTGGTAGATTTCTTTTTTTGTTCTTCTTCTACTTCTTGCGAACCACTATTTACTGTAAGCACAGCAGTATTCCAATATAAAGGATCATATTTATAATTTAAATAAATTTGTTCCATAGCAATAAGTGTATATGCTAATACGTGAGGAATTGAGAAACTATATAAAATCATACGTTGAATTTGATGCCATAAATAATCTACAACAACTTTACGATTGCCTCTTTTTAAGGCAGAATCATAAATTTTTTTCATGGTTTCTTCTGTTTTTTTTCTGTTCTTTTTAGCAATCCCTTTTCTTAAATCATTTGCTATGGCTAACGAACAATTTCCGATATTTTCATCCATAGCCATGAGCATAATTGACTCTTGAGTATCTGCTACACCATTGAGCTTTAATAAATGTTTTTCAAATGTTTTAATTTCTTCGTCATTTAATCCAAAATCTCGCATTTCTTGATACCATAAATCAATATTATTTTTAAATTTTATAAACGTATCAATGGGCTGTTCTTCTCCATCTGTTACCATTAAACGAATTAATGAATTAATAGACAATAACTCAATTAAATTCTTAGGTTTTGCTTTATGAATTGCAGATTGAGCGATTTGAGTTGAGAACTGAAATAAATCTGGTATATATGATTTTGAAATCATTTCATAAATTTCAGGACTTGTTTTGTCAATTATTTCAGGATGTAAATATTTATTAAATGTTTTTCTTAGTGTTCCCTGCCATTCAATAACACCTTCATCCAATAATAATTCTAATGCGGTTTGTACTTTATCAAGTCCTTCTACGGTTAATAACGTTACTACCGCCTCTTTCGAGGTACTTTAACACTGCTCGAAGCAGTCGGACTAGACTATATCTTTACCCTATGTTATATACATGAGGGTAGTCGGCACTTCCCATCAAGGAATTTCACCTTGATAGTACGGGTTTCATCTCCGTGTCAATATGTATTAATTACATAATGATTTAGGAGGTATACCCTAGTCGTTGCACCTTCAAGAAAGTTTCCTTTCTTGCTTGGCACAGGATTGCCATAGGATTGCTCCCTTAGGTTTCCCCTGTTAGCCACTCCATTAACAAGTCATTTCCTACTTGAAACTAAACGCTGGAGTGACACCCTGCATTTGCAGGTTCACCGACTAATAATCTAAAGTATTTCTACTTTAGACGACTGCTATATTCTTCCTTTAATGCGCAATATAATTCATATTTTCTTTGTAAACAAAATTGAATTGAATTATCATCATATAACATTTTACAATATTTCAATATTTGTTTATTTCCTTGAAAAACGATAGTGTAATTATTGGTTTTTCCTTTATTTCTTGAAAACAATTTAACATTACTATTAAAAAATTGTTTTATGTATTCACAAGTTTCTTTTGTTCCAGTAAAATTCATTTGATAAATATATTCTCCACGTAATCTAATACTTGGGGTTTTATTAGATCTAAGTGTTCTGTTTATTGAGCCATCGGAGTCTAATAGCCCCAATATAAAATATTTTATATATTCTTTTGGCAAATTGTCTGGAGGTATGTAATTATTTGTTTTATTATTTTTAATATTGTATTTTTCTAAAAGATCTTTAACTATTTGAACACTGTTAACAGAAATTGAAACTGCTGACCCATCTTTTTTATAATATAATTTTCCATTGTATTTAATAAATTCTTTAAATTTTTTTAAATGTTGCTCATCTTTTATTTGTAAACCAATAGTTAAGTAATTGTTATTTTTACTGGATAATCCATGTGAATGAATACATCCATCTCCAGCAATAAATCCAGCCCAATAAACACTTTCTGGAGAATATTTTGAAAACGAATAATCATTTAATGTGTATTTTCTATTGTATTCCTTTGCTTCTCTTAATTTTATATTGTTTTTATGTAATATTTCACTTATCGCTTTTCTTGGAATATCAATTTTGCTTTCTATTTCTTTTAATGAATATTTTTCTTTATATAATTGTATGGCTTGTTTTTGTAATTCAGGATTGTTTTTATTCATTTTTCTTTTATTTGTATATAAGCCATTTTCTTTTTGAACAATTTTAACATCTAATCTGTTTATATTTAATTCTTTTGCTATATTAGTTAAATTCATTCCTTGTTTTGTTAATTCGATAATTTTTTGTTTGTATTTTTCTCTGTGTATTTTAGCCACATATCAGTTTCCTTTCATATCTATTTAGATATGTGCATTAAAGGAAGAATAATTCAATCAAATTTAATGCCACCCATCGCTTGTGTATCTTCAAGATTAAATTGCGTAATAGGAGTTCCATTAGGTGCTCTCATCATAGCATTTCTTTTTATGTAATCTTCATCTAATACCAAAACTCCCCCCGCGTGAATAGAGCGTTTATTAATTAATCCTTCAATTTTTAACGCTGTTTCTTTTAATAAAGGATATTTTTCAATTTCTTCAATGAATTCTTTTATAGGTTTGCGTCCTAATTTCTCATTGCCATACAAACAGTCATTTAACGACCATAATTCTCCACGCTCAAATGGAATAAAAGAGGCCAGATATTGTCCAGTATCGTTATCAATTCCAAGTCCTCTGCAAGCGGTTTGAATTGCTGATTTAGATTTTTCTGTTCCAAATGTACAAATTTGCAACACTTGTCTTTCACCAAAGGATTCTCTTAAACGTTTAAAAATAAATGGTTTTTTAGTTGAAACAACGTCTAAATCGATATCTAAATCGGCAATAGTACGGTCTTTATTTAAATGTCTCCAATACGGAACTTCAATTCCATATGCTAATGGATTTACTTGTGTAATTCCAATTAAATAATTAATTAAAAAAGCAACTGCTGAGCCTCTTCCTGAGCCTAATAAACTACCTTCATATCTACTATTATCACCACAATCATCGCCCCAAATAAGATTAACGATGTGTGATACTGTAACATAATAAGCAGACATTCTTTGATTTACTTTTTCTGAAATTAACCACAATTGCTCTAATTCTACATTGATGCGTGATAATATTTCATGAAAATATTCTTTAGAAATATTTTTATATGGAATTTGTTCAATAAAACCCTTTTCAATTAAATGTAATAAATACTTATCTTGTTCATGTTCTGAATTAGCCATTTTTGCAATATAAGGATATTGTCCATATCCTTGTTTAAATAAGTGCATCACTTCAAATTCTGGTAATTTTGTTTTTGGAATAACTGTTTGAGTTTCTAAAGTATATTCTTCACATTTTTCGCCAATTTTTAATGTATTTTCAAAAGCACGATAAATTATTTCTTTATCAATGTAATCTAATTTATTAAAAATCTCATCATTTTTATGTAAATATGTATGAGCATAAAAAGAATCTGTTTCTCGTTCATCTTCTTGTGAATTTAGATATGCTTTATGGATTTGCCTATCTTCAGGTCTTAAATAATGAACATCATTTGTAATAATTAACTCTAATCCATACTCTTTTGATAGTTCAATTAAATTTAAATTAACTATTCTTTGTTCATAGTCACCAGAGGGTTGTAATTCTAAATAAAAATCATCTTTTCCAAAAACGCTAATACACCATTGTATAAATTCATGCAATTTCTTATTGTAATATTCATATGATTCCTTATCTTCATTTAGTTTAGCTTCTTCTCTTGCTAAAATATAAATTGATGTAGGCGAACCAAGACAAGCACTTGAAGCAATTAAAGTATTAGGATATTCTTTGGTGATTTTTTCTAAATAACTCATTTCTGTTGGAACACGTTCCATAGTTCCTGTATAAAATGAATTTTCCCATGCTTGTGATGATAGTTTTCTTAATGCTTCATGTCCTTTTTTATTTTTAGCTAATAAAATAAAATGTGGAAATTTTGTCACTCCTGATTTATAATTCTCTCTTACTTCTTCTAATGATTCCACTAAATAAATTTCATTTCCGAGAATTAATTTAAAATCTTGTGGAATTTTCCCCTCTTTTTTAAAATTTTCAACTGCCTTAATCGCCTTTAAATGTCCAGATAAAGATTCATGATCAGTAATAGCAACTCCTTTTAATCCCAATTCAGCAGCTTTTAATACAACATCCTCTTCTGTATTTATACAATCAAGTAATCGTAAATTTGAATAATGAGTATGCAAATGTAATTCTAATCTACTGCAATTATTACACACATATCTCACCGCCTATTTTATGTATTATTTACCATACATATTCAAATCCAATTTTTTTCTCTTTAAATTCTTTTACTTTAACATCTTCTATAATTACTTGTGGAGATACATTTCCTAAAAAGTGATTGACTGTTAATGTTCCTACAATATCTAAAACTAATATCTTATCACTACTTTCTTTTATAATTTTTATAAAATCTTTACTTCCTGTAAATTGAACATATTTAATTCCTTTATCTAACCATTCTATAAACCCATTTTCTGATATTTTAATATGCGATACATTTACTTCAACATCTGTAATAGCAAATAAAGGCATCTCTAAACCTTTTCCCCAATACCTTTCATATGAATATACATTATTTATTAATTCGTTATTTAATTTATTATAAGGGATTATAAAATCTACTTCTTTTATATTTTCTATTTTTAAATTATTAAACAATGTGTGATTGTTAATTATTTCATTTATTTTTTTTAAATTTTCTTCTTTTATAGAACAACCTGCGGCTTGTTCATGCCCCTCAATCATTTCAAAAAGATTTAAATTAGTTAAAAATTCTTTTGTATTTTTTAACACTCCGTCATAGCTACGCAATGAACCTGTATAAAGATTTTCTTTTTTATTGTAATGAAGGACAATTGAAGGTTTTCTATACTCGCTTGTTAAAGCACTTGCTAACACTCCTGTTAATTCATTGTCAAACTTTTCCTCTTTGTCAACTTTAACGATAATAAATCTATTATTATTTAATTTTTCTTTCTCTATCTGCTCTCTAAAGACCTTCATCCATTTTTTCTTTGCTTCATTTTGTCTTTTATGAGCGTTTATACTAATTCTAGCAACTTTTTGAGGAAGTGTTTCCACTTTTTTAGTACGAGAATTATAAAAAGTTTCATCCGAACCTATAATAGCTTTAAATAAATCAATTTTATCTTCCATAGAAGAAAAACGAATTATAGCATTTGTTTTTGGTATAAAATTAAAACTTAATGTATGAGGATAAACTCTTTCATATTTTCCAATCGTTTTAAAAATCATTTCTTTTACATAATCGTTTTTAATATTTTTTAAGCCGTTATATACTAAATATCGATTTTCTGGCTCTACTAAACTCATTATATCAGATATTATTGAAATTCCTACTAAATCTAAATACTCGTTAGCCCCATTGAATCCATAAAAAGAATCAAGTGCCTGTAAAAATTTATATGTTATACCTGTACCACTTAATTGCTTATTTGGATATTCAGGAGATATTTGATTATTTACTACAACTGCATATTCAGACTCTTTCTCTGTTGTGTGATGATCCAATACAATTACTGCTATATTATTATTATACAATTCTTCATGTTCTTTAAAATTGTTTGAGCCTGCATCTGGTACAAAAAGTAAAGAAATTTGATTATTTTTTTTAATCCATTTCATTGCATTTTCAGTAATACCATGTTGCTTTTTATCATGAAAATAATGATGAATTTTAATATTTGGGAAATGTTTATTTAAATACATTGTTAAAATTCCTGCCGAAAAATTTCCATCGACATCAGTATCACAAATAATTCCAATATCAACATTATCAAATTTAGCATATTCATTAAATATTTTCACTGCTTTATCAATATTTATTAATTTTGAATAATGAATTAAATCATTTGGAGATGGATTTTTAATTTTTTCTATATTTTTTATTCCTCTATTTCTACAAACCACCTCTAAAATATCATCTAAAAAAATATTCGATGGAGAAATTAATTTGTACAATATATCACATCCCTAAGCTATTAATCTTATTTCCTGTTTTTGTCTCATTAGTTCTTCTAATACTTCTTTTCCTTTATCAGAAGGGGAATCTTTTAACTCTAATAAGCCTTGTGTATCAAATAATACATTTACTGTACAATATTTACTAAACATTCTTCCTAGTCTTAATAGTTTTTCTTGATATTTAATCGCTTTTTCACTTACAGCTTCCTCATACTCTTTATCTAAAGCTAATATAACCTCATTAATTCCCAATTTTAATAACATATCTACTTGTAATTTACTCATATTACTTCCACACAACGCTACTGAAAAATTATGATTAGGATAATAACTTTCACATTGCAAAACAGATTTTTCTGACTCAAAAATAATTACTTTTTTTAATTTTTTTATAATTTCTTTATTTTGATAATATCCATAAAGATTATTATATGTAGGATAAGAATATGTAATATTTCCTATTTTTACAGGTATATATTTATAACCACTTTCAATTTCCCAATGATTTAAACATCTTCCTTTTATTCCAATCAATTCCCCAGTGTCCCATTTTCTATGAGGAATTATAATTTGATGCTTATATGGATAATACATTATTTCAAATTTATTCATTGCTTCATGAGTAATATTATCTTCAAGAAAAGCCGGATGATGAAAATTTGAAAACATTTTAAAAACAGATTCATCATATACTTTTAATTCAGGAACTAAAGGTTTTTTTCTTATAAATTTATTCATCCATTCTAATTCAGGATTGCTTTTTTTAATATGTTCAAAACCTTCTGGTTTATTAAAATATCCTTTACTTTTTCCTATTTTTTCTAATATCCAATTTATTGCATGATTTAAATTAAATTCAATCCCTTTTAATTTATGATTTTGAATAATAACTTCATAAATATCATGATTTTTACTACAATCTGTATAACATCTAAAGGTATATGTTTCTGGATAATAATATAATTTCATTTTTCCATCTGAAATATTATGACAAATTGTATTCGTGATTAATTGTCCTTTTGTTTTAGTTTCATCTTTAAAATGTTGCGCCCCTAATTCGGTTAATAATGTCTTGATTTCATCGATAGTTAAATCTTTTTTTAATTGATTTTTATCAATCAAGACATTCACCTACCAATCACAATGCTTGTTTTCTTCGCTTTCATTATATGTATTATTATCCAATTCTAAATTAATAGAGTCGGGTAATTTCCCCTCAAACATTTCTACATAAGTTTCTTTTAATTCATTTTTCAATTCTGAATCAATTTCATTTGCTATTTTTTTAGAAATTTTGTTTTTTTCTGTTTTTGTATTATAAATAGATTTTAATTCTTTTAATACCTCTTCATCTGTCATTTCGGTGTCTAAATTAGTGTCAATATATTTAATTTTCTTTGGATACATTTTAATGACTCTTCCTCTATAATCAGTAACAAATAAATCTTTTGTTCTTAAAGTTCCTAAATCAAAATGTATCCAAATTCGAACCATTTTCCATCTATTACCACGGTTTTTATAAATATTAATTGTATGTGTAGGCGCTTCTCCAAAATTAAAGTTTGCTGAAGATTTAATTTCTTCATAAAGTTGTTCATCTTGAATTCTTAGAGGAATTTGAATTGCGCCTACGTCCAGTTTATTTACAATAGATTTAGAACCTTCTAAAGCAGACTGATCTAAATTACCATCCTCTTTCCACGCTTCATTTAATTGCGTAGATGTTCCAATCCAAATATCATATTTATTGCATAAGTTTTTTAAGTGAATCGTCATAATGCGCAACAATTGATGCTCTTGTAAATTTTTTGCTCCTTTGCGAGCCATAGAATCAAACATTTTTAAAGTGCTATGTATATAATCAAACGCTACATATTCAACCCCATATTTATATACATATTTTTCCACTAAATGTTCGATATCTGTAACATCAAAGTCAAATAGTTCTTCAATCCAAAAATCTGTTTTTTCAAGTATTTTTTTAGCAATTTTTAATCGTTGTTTTTCTTCTTCAAATAGTTCATTATTATAAATTTTTCCTTCATCTACTCCTGCAACAAAACATAATGCTGGAATTTTAATTTCTTCTTCTTCAAGTTCTGTTGAAATAAACAATCCTTTTCCAATTGCTCCTGTTCTTACCCATTTCTTTTTTTCTAAATCATATATAATTGGAACACAAAAAGACAAAATGTCCGATAATAATTTACGTGTCTTTCCTGATCCTGAGTTTCCACTCACACAATATAACTTACGCTTTCTTGCTCCTCTTGTTGCCGTAGTATAAAAACCACTTGGAAAACTTGCGCCATATGCAGGTTCTTTCATTTTCTCCTCTAATATGTCGTCAAGATTTTCGCTAATATGACCTCCATAATTTTCATTATAAAAAATATAATTATCTTTTATATCTAATAATTTACCTTCTACAAAATTAATTATTTCTTGTACAGACATTTCATTAAATCTTTTATTTTGCTGATATTCTGCTTCAGCATCAGTAAACAAATCTAAATTATAAATATCACTAATATCTACTCCTGCTTGAGTATATTGACGTAATAATGTAAATTTTTTAACTCTTGAATAATGATAATCAAAATTCTCTGGTTCGCCTAACTCTAAAGCCTTTTCTAAATACTCTAGTCCATCGTTTTCATTAAATATTCGATATTGAGTAGGAGTATTTGATAAATAGCCATCTATTTCGATAGGACTAATTTTTTCTGCACCACTATAATATAAATTATGAATTGCCGAAAAAATAATCTTGTAAAATCTTTCTGGAAAATCTTCTTCGGTTAGTAAATACTCTCTTTGAGATAATTTAAATGGTTCTTGCATTAATGCTGAAAAAATATGAATAAAAGATTTTTTATCTTGTAATTTTAAAAAAATATTCTTTTTCAAAATTTTTAACCTCCTAATTATAATGATTCAATATTAATTAATTTATTTTTTCTTTTGGATTTTGGAGGGTTTAAATAAAGAATTTCAACTTTATTATTAATTTCAATATTTTCAAAGGATTTTTGAGCGCTATATAAATTTATATAGTATTGTTTAGCTTTCTCATAGTAAAAAGGAATCAATCCCAATCCTGATTCAGCGGCATTACGTAATTGTTTTTTCTCAACTTCGCATATATAACGCAATGTTAACTCCATGCCCTTATAAGTATAATTTCTTTTTTCTTTATATTCTTTTATTTGTTTAAACATTTGTCCTGTAGGACATTCAATTTTATATATTTCACAAATATATGCATATAATTCGTTCATGTGTTGTTTATTTAATTCAAATTGATTATAACAGTCATTATGATAATACCCTTTATTTGTTTTAATAAAATTATTATTCGTTCTATCAATTATTTTATTACACCATCTACA